AGGCCTTTGAAGGGCTCTTAGGATCAAAGTCATACAGGTCCTGCTTGGCAAAACCCACATAGCCCAACACCTCAGGGTGAACATCATTCATAACAGCCCACTCTTGGAAGTCATCAAAGTCTACCTTTGCTTCCAAGTGAATGAAGCGGTTAGCCAACGGTGCTGGCATACGATATGTCACGCCACGGTCGCCTTCTCTATTACCCGCCGCCACTACGTCAACACCCTTAGGCAGTTCGTAGGTACCAACACGACGATTCAGAATCAACTGATAGGCTGCGGCCTGAACAGCTGGAGGAGCAGAGTTCAATTCATCCAAGAAGATGATTGCGGTGCTGTCTGCATTGGTAGGCAGTTCAGCTGGGGGAGCCCATACCATCTTGCCCTGGTCGGCATTGTAATAAGGGATACCCTTGATGTCTGTAGGTTCCCACAGGGCCAGGCGAACGTCGATGACTTCGCGACCAGCGTCTTCGCCGATCTGCTTAACGATGTCTGACTTACCAATTCCTGGAGGGCCCCAAAGGAACACAGGACGGCGTTTCTTAATTGCGAAACGGATTGACTTCTTTGCGTTCTTGGGACCAACTTGGCGAACGCTGATATCTGTTGACTTTGCCATTTTTAAGACCTCTTTAAGTTTACTACGGATTAAACAATTACTTTCTCAGTGTTAATAGTATAACACCAATCTGCTCAGTTGTCAAGCTCTTTTTACGAAATTTAACTGTGTTGTATTATCGCCACGAACGCTTTTGATCTTAGCCTTAATGCTAATACGATCGCCTGCTTCCATAGCACTATTATACCAGAAATCAACGAAGCTGTCAACCAATTTCGCTGTGATTCTGTATTTGTTGTATTCTTGCGAGAAGTAGCACTTGACGATCTCGATCTCACCCTGGATCTTGTCCCCTACTTCGCCCTGAAGCTGAGTAGAAGCACGGACTTCACGTGCCAGTTCGTTCTTGCTTTGATCACGGATCATCACGCTGGGTAGACAGCTCACGATGGCGAACTCTAACATGTTCTTGGGTGTGAACTCGTCCATCTGAGCAATGCGCAGGGCCTGCTGTTCAAAATCGTTGATCTTGCCCGAGATCTGCTTGAGCAAGAAGCCATTGAAGTAGTTGCGGATCTCCTGACCCTTGGCTATGTCTTCTGCTGTGGCTTCTGAGAATGCACCTTCGCGGAGCCATTGCTTGACCATGGCCTTGTTGGCCTGCTTGATGATCTTCCACTCGGTAAGATCTTGCTTTTCAACATCCTGGCTCCACACAGGCTCTTTGAAGTAGCCACCGTTGATACGATCTGCGGCTACTGCCAGGCCCCAAACTTGATCTGCTGTAAACATAGTCGCCCCTATGTGTTAATATGTCATTATTATAACACTATGTATCCATTTTGTCAACCCCTTTGGCTGGAGTGCCGGTCAAAGAAAAAGGGTGTTGTATTTCTACAACACCCTCCAAACTAGCGCCCCGGGAGCGAATCGGCTTGCCTGTTTGATACCCCTAATTAAAGAGTGATGCCCATTGCCTTGGCCTTGTAGCCTAGAGCAACGATTTCACGGCTTGGTGTGCCCATTACATATTCTGTGACTGTCACGCCGTTGCCTGCCTTGCGAGTGTTGCTGTAAACAGCATAACCGCTCTGCTTGATGCGGCTAACTTCTGCGCTCAAGTTGCCAACGCCCAAGTCATGCTTGGCTTTAGATGGAGTAAGAGCTGCACCGTTATACAATGCTGTGAAGACCTTGAAAGTCTTTGTTTCTGGATTGAATCGTTTCATTTTAAGTTTCCTTTGTTATGGCTGTTCTCTAACAGCGTCATACTAGTATATAGGAACAGCCGCTCTAGGTCAACAGCAATTTCACCAATTTACTTCTTTACGGATACCTTAGTTTGGAAGAACGCACTCATAACCAAAACAGACAACCAAGTCTGCCAAGTGTAAGGGATCGCCAAGATAGGAAACAGGGTGTTCATTGACCATATCACGAACAAAGGTCCCAGAACAACCAGGGCCACTATCAACACAGCAAATCCTGCAACCAATGCAATCTTATTCATTTTCATACTCCGCAATCTCTTGTAAACGTTTCACTTCAGCAAGCTCTTTCTCGATCTCTTTGATCTTGCGCTTGTTGCCGGTACTGGAGCCTTTGTTATAGACTATCCAGATATGATCTTCACAGTAGCTCTTGCCTGGGAATGAAGGTCGGCAACAGTACTTAACAGGCCAGTCCCGCAAGGGATCTTGTTCTGGCCCTAAGTACTGGCACTCTTTGTTAGGAGCGCCTTCCATATTAACCTCGCTTCATCACAGTGACTTCAGCCATTGCTTTCCAGTTGGCAGTAAATGCCTTACGCAAGTCTGCAACCTTGAGCACTGTACGCAAGCTCAACTCACGCAAGCTAGCACGGTTATCGATGATAAAGTCCACAACCTCGTCACGCTGAACGTCAGCGAACTCGTATGCATCCAACATGCCGTCCTGTACGATCTGCTTGATACGCAACACCTTCTCACGGTCTGTGTCCATCTGCAGATCAATGTAGTGACAGCGTGACTCTAAGGCCGCCAAGTGGTCCTGAAGCTTCTTAGAGCGTACATTCTCAAACTTGATGTTGGTGATAAAGATCGCACCTGCCTTGAACTCAAAGCGATCTGGAATACCTTCGCTTCGCAGAATACGGCTGTCTGTGTTCCAGCTGATAGTACGCTTCTTGGAACTGTCCAAAGCGGCCTTCAAGATGTTCAGGCTCAAGTCGTCCAGCAATACAGAGTCACAGTCATCAAACACGATAACATTCTTCTCTGCAGAGAACTCGTACAACTTAGCATAGAGTCCAATGGCACTCATAGCACCCTTCACGATCTCATAGCGTGGCTTACGCTCGCCTAAGGTATTGAACAAGTCGTCCTTAGTAAGTACTTCTTCAACACCAAACGATTTGCCTACGCCTGGAGGGCCTGTCACAATCATTGCACGAACATCGCCAGCCTTAACAGCCTTGGTCATGTCTGACAGTACTTGGAAGCGAGCACGAGTCTTTTCGATGATCTCTTCGTCTGTCTTGTGCGCTACCACGCTGTCGCTAATCTTAATCTGTTCCAAACTTTTGTCTCCTACTGGTGAATGTGCAATTTCAGAGACTACAGTATAGCTCTCGATGCCTTCGCACTTGATCTTGATCTTGCGATCGGGAATAGCTGAGTTCACAGGTTGAGCACTACCGCCCTCTACTGTGACAAAGCCACCTGTTGAACCAAACTTGAAGCCCTCAACGAGCTCAAAACGGCAACCGCTCATACTAGTGTCGCGACCGCGGATCTTGTAAGTACCTTCTTTAATTTCGATAATTGCTGGCATGTTTCGCTCCATGTGTGTGTTAGTAAGTCTCTATTATAGCAAACTTTAGGGGCCTTGTCAACCCCTAAAGTAATAACCCTTAGGCTGCTAGGGTTTCTTCTTCTGCACCTTCACGCAGGGCTTCTGCAAGTGCGTCACCTAACAGCACGTAGGGGGCAGAGTGGCACTTGACATACCATTGACCGTCTTTGCGCAGGATGTACTCGTACTCCTCATGTTGGTGCTCACTAACATAGCTCTCGTAGTCTTTGAACATACGCTGACCCGTACCCGACTCACCGCGATCGCGTCCGTAGAAGGTACACATGTCTTCTGTCAGCTTGACGAACTCCTCGACTTCTTCTTTGGGCAAGTCAAACTGGCTAAAGGCATGCTTGACACCAATCGTAGGGCGCAGGCTGCTGACATCGCCCAAGTCCATCAAGTCACGCAAGATGAACGGGTTTGAATAGTGCTTATAAAGCAGCATACCGTTATGCTCGAGATAACCGTCCCAGTGGCAGTAGACCTGACCTACTGTACCGTCTGCATACTCCAATGCAATTGTGCTTCGTGTTGCCATAGCGTTCGCTCCTATGTTTGTTAGTGTATGTGTCTATTGTAGCACCTTTCGGCGCACCTGTCAACCCCTTTATGCGTTCTGCATAAAGGTATTAATAAAGCACTCTCCCACGTCACAGCTCACGTAGGTGTCCCCCTGCATACCCTGCTCGCTGTAGCTGACATCGCTTGAGTCAAAGCCCTTAGCGGACAGCAGCTCTTTAAGCTCAGTCATAAACTGTTTGTCCGTGTAAATGAGACCCAGCTTGTTGACGTCCCATGTAGCTGCATTAAAGTATACACGCAGCTCGCCGAAGTCCAGTTCGTCGTTTGTGTATGCAAGTTGCAGGTGGGTGACCTCTACTGCCGCTTTAGTGTTGCTCCAATAGCCACCACCGCTTGTGTTTAGCGTTGCATTTAGTTTGTACATCTCTCGCTCCTTTGTTGCTATGTGTCTATTATATGCTCAAATCAGCAGCATGTCAACCTACTGTGGCATCAACCCTACCAGCAGCATGGTTATACTTGAGAAACACTTTAGTACTATCAGTGCCGCCCTTGACTGGAAAGGTACACAGATAGCAGAACTCGCCCCCGTTCGTGATGCCCAAGAACTTTGAGCCCGTGAATTGGTAGTCTTCGTTGGCCAATGCCCTAGTAAGTGCAGCAGGTGTAAACGTGGTCAACGTTGTGAGCTGTTCTGCTGTGATCATTGTGCGATTCCTTCACGCTCTAGTTCTTCGTTGATAGCAGCAAACTTCTTATAGAGTGGATAGATCTGCTTCTTGGCTTCATCCATGGCCTGCGAGATCAGGTCTTCTGCTGTACCATCACGCAGCGTTTCACGTGCATCTTCGTACAAGAAGCCACCCACAATGGCATCACCGATCTCAAGTCCTTCTACAAACACACGGGCCCTGAGCATGAACCAATCTAGATCGCCACGGTTGACCTTGGCTTCCATTTCCTCAATGTCATAGCAGGTGTCGTCAAAGAGATCGCGTATGCTGCAATCTTCCCAGCTCTTGTCCACAATGACCTCAAAGTCACCACGAGTTTCTTCTAGCAGTGTGTCCCAATAGCGCATGTTAGATCTCCTCTGAGTATTCGTAGAATGTCACAGCTGGGTCCAACTGGCGCAATTGCTTGGCCGCTGTCATCAACTCACGGTAGCGACGGTTAACTTCTGCACGGGGCAGCTCTCCATCGCAGGTCAAGTTCTCTGGGCTAAGGGCGTTGTCAATCATGTCTGCAACACGTTGACGACCCTTAGCTGTAGCGATCTCGTATTGCTCACCCTGGAAGAATGAATTCCAGTGGTTCTTCTGCTCTATAAATTTACGCAATGCCTGCATAGTTTCGCTCCTATGTTTGTTAGTGTAAGTGTCTATTATAGCATCAATCTTCTAGCGTGTCAACCGGCGCCATCATACGTGCGCCTTCTGCCATGAACTGATCAAACACTGCCAGCTGATCTGCTGTGAACTTGTGACGGTTCAATTTGATGTAGTAGAGGCCCACTAGTAGGTCTCCGTGCCCAAACTGTTTCGCAGTGTTTACCAATGAATCGTACATGTCAATCTCCTCTTGTGTCAGTGTTAAGGGTGGGGTTGATCAAGCGGCGTAGTTCAACTTCGCGCTTGTGGGCGGCTGCTTTGCCACGAATCACTTCGTGTACGTATACTTCAATCTCGCTTTTGTCGCTGAGAGTGCGCAAGGCATGACACAGGGCCCAATCTTTAGCTTCCTTTTTGGCACGATAGAAGTGCTTGGCCGCTCGGGCTAGAACTGACTTATTAATAGTCGATTCTGTTTTGGCAGTGACGCCTATGTAATTGCCGCCCGCAACACGCAATTCATATATGATATGATTACGGTCGGTGCGCTTTTTACGAATGGTGTTTGTCTGTGTCATGTCATAATTATAGCGCCTTTTGGCTAGCCTGTCAACCAAACGGAATAATACCCATGATGACTGTAGGGTTTCTTGTTCGCGATGACCTTGACCCGCCAAATTGTTGCCAAAATGCCACACTTTGGGCTAAGTCGTTGTTCGCGAACAGAAATGTCAAGGCACTTAGCTTCACGTGGAGTAACGTGATCAAGAATGCTGCGTAACTGCTGCTGTACTGGCCAGCCCTACTGGATTCGAACCAGTGACCTACAGCTTAGAAGGCTGTTGCTCTATCCAACTGAGCTAAGGGCTGCTAGCATGGTGCGACCTTCCGGAATCGAACCGGAACACCTTGCGGCGAGAGATTTTAAGTCTCTTGTGTCTACCTATTTCACCAAGGTCGCTGTATGGTGGGCCCCCCGTGAGTCGAACACGGCACCAACGGATTATGAGTCCGCTGCTCTAACCAACATGAGCTAGAGGCCCGGGTTAACTGTTATGTGTGTGGTTCCCAGTCAGGATCGTCTAGATTAATCTTACGTGCTGCTGAGTCATGCTGCTTGATCATACCTTCCGCAGCGTAATCCTTGGCCACTGAATCCGCCATCTCATGCTGCTTGATCATCTTGTACAAGGGTTCCATTTCATACTGTATGATATGTGGCGCAAACTGTTCCAGCTGCTCGAGCTCGTATTCTGATGGATAGTGACGCAACGCCCCGCGAGCACGGTCTCTGATTCCCGCAGCTACTCTAGGAGTCAGCGATGGTGAGCACAGTTCTTCCAACAGCCGCTTGGCCTGTAGGATGCTGCGGTATCTTTCGTCTGGTAATGTCATTGTGTCTCTGCTCCTAGATAAGGCTCTTTTCTTAAGCATGTATATATTATATGATCATTATGTGAGCGTGTCAACCTGAAATTCACTCGTGAGCAGCGGGGCCTCTGGCCTAAATGGTGCAGGTTTTGGATTGAGTACAGGATCAGAAGCAAACTCTCGCACTGTAGTAGAGCTTGATCTAGCTGTATACACACAGTTGTTCATAGTGTATAACAGTTGTACACCTTGTGGAATGTCACGCATACAGTATTTACATAGTGATCAGTCTGTTATATACGTATACTCTCACTCACATATGTACGTATTATACGTATACCTTAGCAGCGGGGCCTATTGTGGGGGAACGGTAGACAGTGTTGAGGCGGTCGCTGCACACAATCACCGTGATTCTATGGTGGATAAATACTGGCAGCGCCATTATCTCCAGGATGAAACCCAGGTGGACGAGTCATTTGAACAAGGTTCTGAGCAATTTTTCTAGAGTTTGAGCAGGGTCAGGTTGGTGGCTTATGAGGCTTACAAAAAATTCACACTTTTCAACACTTTTTCACACTTTATTGCACTTGTCTAACACGCATACCCTACGCAGCGGGGCCTATACGCAAGACAGCCCCCACAAACCGATCAGTATTTCACACTTTTCTGCACATACTGATCTAATCTATGTATACGCTCTCTGTATAGTTCTCTAGAGCTGCCGCAGGCTCCTTGATTCACAGCCACTCTATATGCACACGCTTATACACGTACACTACTCTATATCAAGCAGCGGGGCCAATACGCACTATCAGTTCTACAGTACACAAAAGCATTAAATACTCACATGGATCATAAACTACTCTCACTAGCAGTATCAATACTCATAGCCACTGTATGGTATGTTATATACGTTTGACTACTCACTAGAGCAATTGGATCGAGCTCAAGATCATCTATATACGGGTTATAACATAGCTCGTATCATACACATACTCTATGACGATCTCAAAGACCATT